TTAGTTCTATCTCTGATCATTTTAAAGATACAGTGTGTAGAAAATATCTTAAATGTTTTTTATCTTCACCTGCTGTTCAGTATAAATGCGCTGCTTATTTTCAAAAAGTAGATGGTGAATTTAACAAAGGTTGGGTGCATAATGATACTCCACACTTACATACAACTATCATGTATTTAAGTCCAGATGCAGATTTAAGTTCTGGAACTTCAATATACAAACCTAAAACAGGTGTTGGTCCTATGATTACTACTAGAAACAATGTTAAAAAAAGAGAATTTAATTTAGGTAAATTAAATAAAGAAGAAGCAGAAAAATTTAGAGTTGAAAGCAATAACGATTTTGAAGAAACAATTCGTTTTTCAAATGTATATAATCGTTGTATTGGCTTTGACTCTTCTTATTGGCACTGCGCTAATGATTTTTCTATTAACAAAGAACCAAGGTTAACACTAATAATTTTTTGGTATGAGATATTTAGTGGTCAATCTGGCATACAAAGAAAGGACATGATGATAATATGAGAAGAGCTATACTAGAAGCACTTCGTGCGAAGTACGAAGCCGAGATTGCAGAAGCTGATGCGACTGCAAATATATATCTAGAAAACAGTGTTGGTATAGGAGAACATCCTCAACACATAGAAGAGGTAGATAAACAAATAAATAAAATAGCTAATGCAAAAGAAAAACTAGATGTATTAGATGAGTTTGAACCAGAGAAAGGAACAACGCTATAATGGAAGATGGATTAGTAATCGTTGCAAAACTACAAAAACTTATGAGAGATAACCTACAAAAAGTTGGAGACATCTTAATAAGTGGTGGGGTTGACAACATGGAGAAATACAAGTATCTATTAGGACAAGCGAATACATATCAAATTATGTTACAGGAAATCTCTAACCTGCTAGACAATAAGGAGCAAAAGGATGAAAAAGGAACAGTTATCGACCTCAACCAACGAGGAACCAAAAGTTAAACCAGCACTATTGGATAAAATAGAAGCTGAAAAAAAATCAAAAGTAGATCTTTCAAAAAAAGAATCATCAAAATTACCAGAACCTACTGGTTGGAGACTTTTAGTTTTACCTTTTAAAATGAAGGAAAAAACTAAAGGTGGACTTTATTTAGGACAAGATACAATTGAAAGACAACAAGTTGGATCTAATTGTGGAATGGTCTTAAAAATGGGTTCACATTGTTACGACAAAGAAAGATACCCAGAAGGCCCTTGGTGTAAAAAAGGTGATTGGATTATCTTTGCAAGATATGCTGGATCAAGAATACAGATCGATGGTGGGGAAGTAAGACTGCTAAATGATGATGAAGTTTTAGCAACCATTGAAAACCCTGAAGACATATTTCATCAATATTAAACATAGAAGGAGAAACTATGCCAGAAACAGAAGAGAAAAAAATAGAACCCATGGTTGACATAGATACCTCTGGACCAGAGGTTGAAGTTAATGTTGAAGAGGACAAAAGAACCTATGATAACAAAAAAGATCATGGAACAGATATCTCATATGAAAATGAGAGAGAAACAAAAACAGAAGAAAAAGAAGAAATAAAAGTTGAAGAAGTAAAAGAAGAAACAAAACCAAAAGAAGAAACAGAAGAAAAGAAAAAAGAATTAGAAGATTATAGTGATGGTGTTCAAAAAAGAATTGCAAAGCTAACTAAAAAATGGCGTGAAGCGGAACGACAAAAAGAAGCTGCCATAGAGTATGCTAAAGGAGTTCAAAAAGAACAGGAAACTTTAAAAACTAAATTATCAACTATTGAACCAAATTATGTAAATGCCATGGAAGGCAGAGTTGTATCTGGCTTACAAGCAGCACAGTCAAAACTTGCTAGTGCAAGAGAGACTGGTGATATTGCAGCTGAGGTAGAAGCACAAAAGATGATTGCAAGATTGGGTGTAGAGGAAGCAAGAGTAGCTAATTTAAAAAAACAAGCTGCTGTTAAACCTGAAGAGAGAAAAACTCCTACATTAGATCAAGCAATAGCACCTCAACAAGCTCAACCTGATCCTAAAGCTGAGGCTTGGGCGGAAAGAAACTCATGGTTTGGAACAGATAACGCCATGACTTATACTGTATTTGATTTACATAAAAAACTAACCGAAGAAGAAGGGTTTGATGCTCAATCTGACGAATATTATAATGAGATAGATAAGCGTATGAGACTTGACTTCCCACATAAATTTGGTACAAATGAAGACACGGTAACGACTAAACCGACACAAACAGTAGCTTCAGCAAAGCGAAGTGTAAACAATAAGTCGCAGAAAACGGTGAGACTCACGCCATCTCAAGTAACAATTGCTAAAAAATTAGGTGTGCCACTAGAAGAATATGCGAAACAATTAAAAATCACGAAAGGGGCTTAGGCATATGGAAAATAAAAAAATAGACTCTCGTGCGAGCCAAACAAAAGTTAAACAACAGAAAAAAGTTTGGACTCCACCATCATCTTTAGATGCACCACCTGCACCGGATGGTTTTAAACATAGGTGGATAAGAGCTGAATCGATGGGATTTGATGATACATCGAACATGTCAGCTAAGTTAAGATCAGGATTTGAGTTAGTGAGAGCTGACGAGTATTCAGAGATTGACTATCCAACTATTCAAGACGGTAAATACAAGGGGGTGATCGGAGTTGGCGGCCTTTTGCTGGCAAGGATACCTGACGAAATTGTTGAAGCGCGCAGAGAGTATTTTGAACAACAAACTCAAGACCGAAACGACGCGATTGATAATGATTTAATGAAGGAGCAGCATCCAAGTATGCCGATCAATAATGATCGACAGACTCGTGTAACCTTCGGTGGTACAAAGAAAAGTTAATTTTTTAACAATTCCTAGCCAACGAATAAATTAAATCGTCTACCTCGGTAGACAAAAGGAGATAAACATGGCTAATCAAGACGCAGCGTTCGGTTTTAAACCTACAAGACATCTTACAGGTGGACAAATCAGAACGGAAGAGTACGCTATAGCAGCAAACCACGGGACATCAATTTTCAATGGTCAAGTGGTTGAAGCAGTAGCAGCGGGCGGTATTGAACAAGCAGCAGCTGGAGACACTCAAATAGCGGGTGTATTTGGTGGTTGTTTCTTTACTGATCCGTCAACGAGTAAACCGACATTTAAAGCTTTTTATCCTGCAAGCACAAACGCTTCGGATATTGTAGCTTCAGTGTTCGCGGATCCTTTTATCGTGTTTGAAGCACAACATGATGGAACAGGTACAGCAGCAATGAATAACTCAGCGATTGACTTTACTGGAACGAGTGGAAGCACTCTTTCTGGACAATCGACTTCAGAGTTAGACACTTCTGAATCTGGAACTTCTGGTAACTTTAAACAAATCGGTATTTCTAAAGATCCGGAAAATAGTGATACGTCATCAGCAAACGCTAACGCATATTGCGTTATCAATACTGGTGAGCATATCTTTAAATTAACAACAGGCGTATAATAGAATAGGAGATTAAATTATGGCTATATCACGATCACAACTAGTTAAAGAACTAGAGCCAGGTTTGAATGCACTATTCGGCCTGGAATATCAAAACTATGCAGATGAGCACACTCAGATTTACGACATCGAAAATTCTGATAGAGCTTTTGAAGAAGAAGTGATGTTATCTGGTTTCGCTAATGCTTCAGTAAAACCTGAAGGATCAAGTGTAAACTTTGATACAGCACAAGAAACTTTCACTGCTAGATACACTCACGAGACACTTGCTTTAGCATTTTCAATTACTGAAGAAGCTATTGAAGATAACTTGTATGACAGACTTGCGTCTAGATATACAAAAGCATTAGCTAGATCCATGGCTAATTCTAAGCAAGTAAAAGCAGCTAACGTATTAAACAACGCGTTTAGTTCGTCTTTCACAGGTGGAGATGGTAAGGAGCTTTGCGCTACTGACCACCCAATTGTTGCTGGAACATTCAGAAATGAATTGTCAACTGCAGCTGACTTAAACGAAACTTCGTTAGAGCAGTCGTTAATTGACATCGCAGCACTTACTGATGAAAGAGGTCTAAAAATTGCAGCTAAAGGAGTTAAAATGATAATTCCTTCTGCTCTGCAATTTACTGCTGAAAGACTTATGAAGTCTCAAGGTAGAACAGCTACTGCAGATAATGATATCAACGCAGTTGGCAGCATGGGTATGATTCCACAGGGATA